ATCAACAACTGCCGCAGTTGTTGATAGAGAAACCCCCCTGCTGACCCAGTAAGGCCAACAGGGGGCGAAACCACTCTACTTTCTCGAATCTCACGCGATGAGGTCTACAATCCTCCCCGCGATGACTCGACTTATTTTTTTGCTGCTGGTGCCTCGCATGAATGCGTTTTTGATCTTGGTGTAGGACGCATCATCTTCGAGATGTTCCAAGGCATCAGTCTGGATTGAAACCTTCCCCTGAACAATGAACAACGAATCGTATCCCCATCCAACAACTGTGGCGTACTTCTGTTTGCGGAACTGGGCACAAGAATCTTCAAACAATTTGTCGGTGGCGGGGTTCTCGTCGGGGAAGAATCGATACCGCATGTGCTTGAGAGTAGTGGAATCGTGCAAACGGATTCCGATGATGGTGGCACCAGTTCGGTCCCGCAGCATATCCAACAACGCCTTAGTCTCGCCAACTGATCCTTGCTCAACGGGGTAAAGGGCACGGGTTTTCTTGTCCCGCAGAAAATTGTTTGAGGGGACTCTCCATGAGGCACATCTGTGCAGTCCCATGCCATGTCCTTCACCATCGGTGAGGAATACGGTATTGATGACCTGCACATCATTTCGACGTTGGAAGTTGGGCACGATTTGCACAGCAGCGACGATGCACTCATTCAAAGGAGTGCATCCCAAGTCCAACAACGCAGGATATTGGATGCTGACGCTGTTGAACTGAATTGCAGAAGTGAGTACCCACAGGTTCGTGACGGCCTGCTTGTGGTCGCGGTTGGTCATGTTGCTACTGAGGTAGTTGTAAAGACTGAACGAGTGAGGAGTCACATCAAGATCATTATCAGTCTTGGTGAACTGAACCCATCCTTCGGGTGCCGCGATGTGTCGTTCCTTCGGACCTACGTTGGGATGGTACACATTTGACGAGAATGCGTAAACTTCGTAGGGGATTCCGACTTTGCGGCAAAACTCAACAAGAATCAATAATTGCCTGACGGTATCCTCAATGATGTTTCCCATTGAACCAGACCAGTCCACAAACATCACGATGCCGTGATTCTTGCCGTCGGCGTGAATCTCGTTCTTGAGGAAGATATCCTCTGACCATCGATAGTCAATCATGGAAACGGTATCCAGAATGCCAGTCTTGCTGATACTGGTACGCTTGTCGGCGTCGGCGGCCTGCTTCATCTGGAATTGTTGCACCATGTGATTCACGGTGGGGCCGATTTCACGCTGAAACTTGGTCAAGTTGTTCAGAGCGGTCTGCTTGCCTTCAATGAAGTATTGTGCGGTGCGGCGGTCGATGGACTGTTCATCCGTATCTCGCCACATCTTGGCGATGGCCTTGGGAGAAACAATGATGTTTTCCAGATGGAAGTCGGGAAGCGTATGGTAGTGATACGATTCGTCCTCTTTGGATTTGTGACGCATCTGCTTCACGCCACGTTCAAATTCTCTCTGTGTTTGACCGGGTGCATTGCTGTAGTCCTCATACCGGAGGTCATCTGAATCGCCAAACGCGCCTTCATCTTCGTTCTTCTCACCTTCGGGTGCAGGGGTATTGTCATTCTTGTTTTCGCCGTCACCTTCACCTTCACCTTCATTGTCACCGTCATCATCACTGGAATCCATGCTCATCATGGGTTCTCCGTTCTCATCTTCAGTCATGGTCTGTTTCTGCTGCTGCTCTTGCTGCTGCTCTTGCTGCTGCTTGGTTTCTGTGACCAGATCATCAGCAATGGCCAAAACTTCTTCAAAAGTCTTAGAATTGGCCATTCGCTCAACCATGACCTTCTCATCTGCTGAGAAGATGATGGCGACGTATCCAAACAGACCCAACTTGAAGTGGAGATTGAGTCGGTCGATGAGAGGCAACTCATTCAGGTTCTTGTTCTTGATTTCAAAAATGTCGTTCTGGTGCATCGTCTTGTATGCTGCTGCGAAGTCTCGCCGGATGCCGGGAAACTGCGCCTTGATCATCCTCTCGATGCGGGCGTCCTCAACGATGTTCAATGCCATCTTGCGGAGGGGTGCATCGGGACCCTCACCGACCCACTCGCCCCAACCATCGCAAGGAGTATGGAGAGCGTGGGAAACCTCATGTCCGACGAGCATATCGTACATGCTGCTATCCATGTCCTTCCAGACGGGGAGACAGAGCGTGCGAGACTGTACGTCAAAGTACGCTGTCTCAGCGGATGAACTGTGTTGGACGTTGATATCCTCGGTCGCCATTGCTCTGGCGAGAATGTCCTTGGATCCGATGCGGAATGAAGTGGTTTCTTTCATGTGGGTACTGTACCATAATGGCACCACAGATCAACCCAATACACCCTTCTATACGACAAAATAACAATAAAATTTTCTATCAACCGAAGTTGTTGTCCTATAGGGACTTACGTCATTTGAGCATATATCTTTCAATAAGTCTCTCAAATGGGTTGCAGTGGGATCTAGTTATGGTACAGTACCCACATGAAAGAAACCCCCAACAACCCAACCGGAGTAATTCACATGAACCGTGCAGCGAAGAAGCGTGCATTCATCGAAGCGTGCCAGACCGCTGGCCTCACCAGTCCCGTCGAGCGTTGTGACCTTGTGTCCATCTGCGACTCAACTGGACTCTACAACTTCCCCCCGACATGGTTGACTCACGATGAGTCTCGCAAGGTCGGTCGAGGACAGTATTCCATGCCGGAACTCTCTGGCGAGACTCCCGCCCCTGCCTCTGATTCTGTTTCTGCCCCCGTGACTGATTCGGTAGAGCAGGTGGCGGTCGAGTCTTCACAGAACACAATGAGTGTCGATTGCACTCTCGGCATGACCGCCGGTGAGCGTGCTACCCTCATTCCCAGCGTGAACGATGAGTACGTCGCGTGGGGTCACTTTAACGATGTTCAGAAGATCATCAACAGTGGTCAATTTTACCCCATCTTCATCACGGGTCTCTCCGGAAACGGCAAGACAACGATGGTGGAGCAGGTCTGCGCCAAGACTGGTCGAGAATGCTTCCGCGTGAACATCACAAAGCAGACCGATGAAGATGATCTTCTCGGCGGATTCCGCCTCATCAACGGCAACACAGTCTGGCAAGACGGTCCTGTCGTTTCCGCCATGAAGCAGGGTGGCGTCCTTCTGCTCGATGAGGTTGACCTTGCATCGCACAACATCATGTGTCTGCAACCAGTCCTTGAAGGGAAAGGCGTCTTTCTCAAGAAGATCGGACAATGGATAACTCCCGCCGCCGGGTTCACAATCTTCGCTACCGCCAACACAAAGGGCAAAGGGTCTGAAGATGGTCGGTTCATCGGCACCGGGATTCTGAATGAGGCGTTCCTTGACAGGTTTCCCATCACGATGGAACAACCCTACGCCAACCGTTCAACGGAGCAGAAGATCCTCGCCAAGGCGGGATGCGAAGCAGACTTTGCTATGCACCTTTGCAAGTGGGCAGAGATCATCCGAAAGTCCTTCATTGAGGGTGCAGTAGACGAGATCATCTCCACTCGCCGTCTGGTGGATATCGTGCGTGCAAACGATATCTTCAAGAACAAAGAGAAGGCCATCTCGTTCTGCTTGGCGCGATTCGATGATGATACGAAAGAAGCGTTCTCCAACCTCTACTCCAAGGTAGATGCAGACATATCAACAGGGGAGGACGATACACCTGCTGATGAATCTCAACCCGAAACCGTCACCTCCGATGGCGACAAGTGCCCCTTCTGAAAAAGGAAAAGAAAATGAATGACCCCGAACGAAAACTGACCCCCGATGATCTAGATGACCTCGATGATGCCGATGCATACAACGAGGATGGCGAATGCGACCATGACCCCGACCCGTGGGGAGAATTAGATGATGACACTGAGGAGTGGGTAACAGATGAAGATGCCCAAATAGAACTTCTCGCCCAGATGGATTCAGATGGTGAATTCATATGATCTCCTCATGTTCTATGTCTGACATGATCATCGGTCTGGAAGAGATACTCACCGAAATGAATCTATCTGAAGAATTAGGCGACCATCGGCCCGAACAAGTGATTGCTGCTGTAATGTTGTTGGGTACACTTCAGCGGTATCCTCTTTGGTTCTACACTGAAGATGAGGTTGATTACCTTGTCAAAGTTGCGAAGTATTTGGAAGAGTACACCGCGCGAATGAACTAATGATTGCCGGTTTCGGCAAATAATTCGGGAACCGAGAATTCCCCGCTGCATGTTTCGACATTCGGCGGGGAATTCGAGTAGGGGCGTGGCTTTCTTTACATAAAGCCATTTCGACAACTATCAACAACTGCGACAGTTGTTGAT